GCGGAGATTTTGTTGCTAATGGAGATTTTGATATTTCAGGTGCTAGCGCATTTTCATTTACTTCAACAGCAAATGCCCCACAAGCACTTTATTTGCATGCTAATGGTGGTGCTGCAGAAACTATTGAAGTAACATCTACACAGGGTACAGGAGCTGCTGCAATTGCTTTAACAGCTACTGCCGGCGGAATAACAGAAAATGCCGGACTTGCTTCTAACTCAGCTATTAATCTTATTGCTGGTGCTGGAGGAGTTCAATTTGATGCAGTATTAACTTCTGCTTTTAACGTTGTTGGCGCAGGACAAGATATTCAATTAAATGCTACTGGTGGTTCTGTTGCTATTACTGCAACAGAAGCTTCAGCAACAGCAGTTAATATCACAGCTTCAGATGCTGCAGGTAAAGTTGCTGTAGCCGGTGCTGGAGGACTTACTTTATCTACTACTAATTCAGCTATTTCAGTACAACCTGGAACAGGAGCAGTTAATATTTCAACAGCTGCTACTGCAAACGTAACAACTATTGGTAATATCACAGGCGCTACAGCTGTTAACATTAATACAGGTACTGCAGGTTCAACTATTACTACAACTAATGGCGTCTTTAATGTCGTTACAGGAACAGGAAACATAAGCGTTGGTGCTGATGCCGCTGCAAAAACTATTGCCATTGGTAATGCAACTGGCGCTACAGCAGTTAATATTCTTGGAGGTACTGCAGCTGCAGGACAAATTAACATTGGTGCAAGTGCTAATGCCGTTCCTATTGTTATTGGTAACGTCACAGGTGCTACAGGAGTAACGGTAAATACAGGAACAACTGGATTTGCTCTTACTACAACTAACGGAACTGTCGGTGTTGCTTCAGGAACAGGAGCTATTAATATTGGTACTGATGCTGCAGCTAAAACAATTACTGTTGGTAATAATACTGGAGCAACCATTGTTGATATTAATGCAGGTACTGCCGCAGCTGGTCAAATCAATATAGGAGCTACTGCAAATGCAACCAATATTACTATTGGTAATATTACTGGTGCTAGTGCTTTAGATCTTCTTTCTGGAACAGCTGGTTCTACTATAAGCGCTGTTGGTGATATTCCTGTTACTTCAACAGGTGGAAAAATAACTGTTGATGCAGCTGGTGTTGTAGAAGTTAATTCTTCTGCTGCCGCAATATCTATTGGTAATGATGCAGATGCATTTGCTATCAATATTGGTACAGGTGCTGCTGCTCGTGATATTACTGTTGGTAATGGTACAGGTGCTACTTCCTTTACTCTTGATGTAGGAACAGGTAATTGTAAAATTGGTACTACTGCAACAGCTCATGCTACAACTATTGGATCTACAACTGCAGCTTCTACTCTTACTCTACAAACTCCTGCTGCAACTATGGTAACTGCTGCAAATGGTGTAAGCGTTACTGCTGCTGGTGCAGGAATTTCTCTTCCTGGTGGTTTATTGATTGTTTCTGGAGCAGGAGATCCTAATGGTGCTGTAACCGCTCCTATTGGATCCTTATATCTTCGATCAGATGGTAGTTCAACATCAACTCGTCTTTACGTGAATACAAATAATGCCACTGCTTGGACTAATTTCACAAGTGCAGCCTAGTTGATATTTATTAAGTATTATATTGTGATACCTCTATGTTTAATCAATGTAGAGGTATCATGAAATTAATTAAAAACTGCGAATAAGGAGATATTATGTCTGTTAAAAATACGGTAAAAGCAATAAATGCTTCTTCTGTTGCAGCAACAAGCTTTACAGGATCATTTCAATTATTAACTCCAGCGTCTGGATTAGCGCAGCCATGTTTTTTGCTTCGAATTATTAATAATTCAAGCAAAGACCTTTTTGTCAGTTATGATGGTATTAATATTCATGATTTTATTAATCATGGCGGAGAATGGCTTTTAATGACTCAGGTTAATTCAAGACCAGGATCTCAAGTAGCCTTAATGCCAAAAGGGCAGTTAATTTATATTTTAGGTGACGTTGGCGGCACAGGAGATGTATATTTAACCGGATATTATCAATCTAATTAAAATGAGGAGCTTTTATGAGCTTATCTATACGATTTCGAATAGAACCGGTTCGTACTTTAAATTTTTCTGTTATTAATGGAACTTATATGGGAGTAGGAACTTCATTAACTAATCCCGCAAGGCAAATTTATATACAAAATTTAACCGATGTTATTTTAATGTTTTCACTTAACGGTATTGATGATCATTTTCCCTTACCTGCTAATGGTTATTTTTTAAATGATATTACAACCAATAAAACTAATACACAGGGTTTTTATTTAGCAGAAGGTGAACGTCTTTATGTAAAAGCTCTATCTGTTAATCCAACATTTGGAGACGTTTATTTTTCTGTTATGTATGGCTCTGAAGAAATATAAGGAGAAACGATGAGTCAAGCGGGCAAGTTTTTAAAAGGCATCCCAATCGAATCCTTAACGGGAAATTTCGGCGGACCCATTACTCCTGATTCTTTAAGTAATATTAATATTGTTGGCCTTGGTTTTTTGTATGTTACAGGAGATTTGTTAACACATACATTACTTATTGCTTCATCTTCTCGTGCTCCAGAACAATTTACAACAAATGCAGGGATAGCTATTGCTGATCTTATTAATCATAATTTAAATGTTTTTGGAGCCCATGGTATCAATACTGCCGGGGCTACAGATACGATTACTATTGCAGTTGATAATACGCTTGTTTTGGGAGATTTAGCGCCTGTTTTGGGTACTACATTAGCTATTTCTTCTGGAAATGTTTCTATAGATGCTGGAAATCTTTTATTGCCAGCTACTCTTTCTAATAGTCAGGGCGTTATAAGTGTTGCCACACTTCCATTTATTCATTCTTTTGGAACAGGTAATACATTTGTTGGATCTAATGCAGGTAATTTTGCAGTAACAGGAACAAATCTTTGTGCTTTGGGGGCGCAATCTCTTGATGCTGTAACAACTGGATCATCTAATACCGCAATAGGAACAAATTCTCTATCAAGTGTTTTGACAGGTTCAAATAATATAGGAGTTGGTTATGAATCCGGAAATTCATATATCGGAGCAGAAAGTAATAATATTGTTATTGGTAGCACTGGTGTTGCTGCAGAGTCTGGGGTTATTAGAATTGGTACTCCTGCGACACACACTTCAGCTTTTTTCGCTGGTATAGATGGTGTTAATGTTGGTAGTGTTGCAAAAGTTGTTACTGAGGATTCAAATAAATTGGGAACTGCAACCATAACTGGTGGCGTCGGTATTGTAGTTACTCCAACCGCAAATACCATAACGCTTTCTTATAGTGGTGCTTTAAATTACACTCCTGTAAACACAACTCCTTATGTGGTTATTTCTACAGATACTTATATAAGTGTTGATTGTACTGGATCTGCTATTACTGTTAAATTGCCAGATGCTGCAACCCTACATACTTTATACATCGTCAAAGATAGACTTGGTGGAGCAGCAGCAAAAAATATTACTATTACTACAGTAACAGGAGCAACTCTTATTGATGGAGCAACTTCTTTTGTCATGAATACTAATTATCAAGCAATTAATATTATTGGTAATGGTACTAGTTATGAATTATATTAGGAGATTTTTATGGCTTATAAGCGAATAAGTCCTATTCCTATACAAGAAGGTGGAACTGATGCCACCACTCTTACGCAATATGGAGTACTTTTAGGAGAAGGGACAAGCGCTATTAGTGCAACAACCGCTGGAACTAATGGCCAACTTTTAATTGCTGCTACTACAGCAAATCCAGCCTTTGCAACAGTTACTTCTACAAATAGTACTATTGCCTTTACTACAGGTGCTTCTTCATTAGCAATGGATGTTAATACTGGATTACAAATTGTAAGTGGATTTGAATCATGGGGAGGTTCTGGTAATTATTTTGATGATACTACGCTTGGATCTTTCACTATTTTAAGACCCGGAACAGGATACATAAAAAGCAAGCCTATTTCTTGGCTTGGATCTCAGACTATTACTGGTCTTACTGCGGGAAATACTTATTACATTTATATAGATAACACAGGAACTATTCAAAAAACCACAACATTGTCTGATACACTTTATGAAGATAATATTGTTTTATTTGAATGTTTACGAGATTCAACTCCGGTAACTAACAATCAAATTACAGTTAAAGAAAACCATCCGTTTCAATTTAATACCCAAGCTAGTTTCTGGGCTCATGAAGTAGTTGGAACTGTTATTGAAAACAATGAAAACGGCGCCAATATTACACTTAACGGAACTCAAAAAATACAAATAGATGGGTCTGATACGTTAGCTGATCATGGATTGTATACTACAATTTCTGACAGTAGTGGAACTGGCGTTGTTTTTAATCAAGAATATACAACTGCTGCTGGCAAATGGGCTTTATATACACAATCTGATACTTTTGCTGGAGAATATAATAATGCCGGAACTCCAACAGCTCTTGACGTTGGTAAATTTGGGGTATATACACTCTATGCTTCAAAAGATAATTTAAATACAGCGACACCTATTTATTTTGCAGTTCTTAATACTACACAATATAACAATCTTACTGCTGCTAATACTGCTATATCTAATGGAATCATTGCTCGAGCAACAAATGAATTAATGCAACTTGAAATGTGCCAATTAGGTTACATTATTTATAGCGAAGCAAGTTCTTCTATTGTGCAAGTAATTATAGCTAAAGCAACGCTCAAACAAACATTATCTACAGGAGGTTCTAGTGTTGCTTCTTTAGTTACTACAAATACATCTAATTTTAACGCAATTCTTTCATCTGCCGATACAAATGTACAAGCTGCTTTAGATACGATTGATAATTGGGGCGCTAATGCAACAGCTCACTATACTATGGTTGGTGCTGGAACAAATACGCCACTTGCCGGGATAGCCCCATCTGCTGCTTCTGGTATTCCTTACGTTTCTAATGGCGCATCCGCTGATCCGTCATTTACTACTGCAGTTGTTGCGGGTGGTGGAACTGGTGTTACTACTATGACAACTGCATATGCTCCGGTTTGTGCTGGAACTACAGCAACAGGACCATTACAAGTTGCCTCAACAGGATTAGCTACAGCGGGCTACGTACTTACTTCTAATGGAAATGCTGCGTTGCCAAGCTTTCAAGCTCCTGCTCCTGGCAATTTAACTATCACTTCTATTATTAATACTGATTCGCCCTATACGGTTTTATCTACTGATATCTATATAAAAGCAGATTCTACTTCTGGTGCTATTACAGTAAGGCTTGCAAATGCTCCAACAACAGGACGCGTTGTTTATATTAAAGACTACGCAGGAACTGCTGGTACTAATAATATTACGATCACAACAGTTGGAGGTGCTGTAAATATAGATGGAGCAACTTCTTATGTAATGAGTTCTGCATATCAATCAGCAAGCATTGTCTTTGATGGATCAACATACGAAGTATTTTAGTCATATAAAGGAATTATTATGTCTTATAAACAAAAATTTCCGATATCTACGACCGACGGTGGTCTTGGAGTAACAAGTGTTACCGATAAAAGCATTATCGTTGCTAATGGAACATCTGCTGTAACTTTTATTACCAATACTGCAACAGCCTATCCATTACTTTCTGTTAGCGGCAATGCGCCTGCTTTTAGTGGGCCAGTAACTGTTCCTGCAGGAGGTACCGCTTTAACAAGTTATTCGCTTGCACGAACATTGATTTTTGCAGGAACTACAGCAACTGGAGCTTTTCAAGAATTAGGAAGCCTTGGAAATGCTAATGAGGTTCTTACTTCAAATGGAGCTGGAGCGTTGCCTTCATGGCAAGTATTTTCTGGCGGAGGAAATACTTATTTTCAAAAATTTACATCAGGAAGTACCTATACACCAATAAGCGGCATGAAATATTGCATTGTTGAATGTTACGGTGGAGGAGGCGCAGGAGGAGGATCTGGACCAGGAGCTTATCTTTATACTAATGGAGGGGGAGGTGGCGGAGCAGGTGGTTATTGTATGGATACTTTTTCAGCGGCGACTATTGGAGCTAGTCAAACAATATCTCTTGGTGCTGGAGGAACTGGCAGCGCAGGAACAGATGGAGGAAATGGCGGCGATACTACATTTGGTTCATTATTAACAGCGGGTGGCGGATCTGGCGGAACTTTTTTAACTACAGATTCGGGAAGTAATGGATATTCAGTTTTGGGAGGAGCCGGTGGTTCTGCGTCAGGAGGAAGTGTTAATATTGCAGGACAAAATGGTTATCCGGCTTATCTTATTCACACTGGTTACGCAACAGGTGGAAAAGGAGGGTCTTCTTATTGGGGATCTGGCGGCAATCATTTATATACAACTGGAGCTGCCGTTAATGGTAATAATGCTACAGGATATGCAGCGGGTGGCGCTGGAGGAGCAAAAGTAGTTAATGATGCTACAACTTCTACTGGAGGAAATGGAACCCCAGGTCTTATTTATATACGAGAATATGTTTAATTGGAGAAAAATATGTCTTATAAGTGGAATACTCCAATAGATACGACTATTGGTCTTACTAATAAAAAAACATTTACAGCTCATGGAATATTAATAGGAAATTCTGGAACTAATTCTGTTGACACTATTTCTCCAGACGCTACTGTTGGCAAACCTATTTTGTCAGCCGGAGCGTCTTCTGTACCTGCTTATACAACTTTATTATTAACACAAGGAGGAACAGATGCGACTTCTTTTGTTGCATATTCTCCTGTGTGTGTAGGAGATACAACAACAGATCCATTACAATCGGTTGCTAGTTTGGGAACTGCAAATAATGCATTAACATCAAATGGGGCAGGTTCGCTTCCAACATTTTCAACATCTATTTCTACTAGCGTTTCAACATTAACATCTATCAATATGCAAGTATTTACTTCTTCTGGTACTTATACGCCTACAGCAAATCTTTTGTTTTATATTGTTGAGGCTGTTGGAGGAGGTGGTGGAGGTGGTGGAGTTGCTGCTAATTCTGCGGGATATGGATCTGGTGGTGGAGCTGGTGCTTGTATAAAAGCGCAATTTGCAGCAAATGGTTCTCAAACAGTCACTATAGGAGCAGGAGGAACTGGTGGGGCAAATACAGGAGGAACTGGAGGAACAGGAGGAACAACGAGTGTTGGCTCTCTTGTATCTGCTACAGGAGGAAGTGGCGGCGTTTATGTTGTAGCTAGTGGAACGGCTACAAAGGGACTAGGTGGACTTTCTGGTGGAACAGAAGAAGATGGAGAACTTGTTTTTCATAAGGCAAGTGGAAGAGGAGGATCTTCTTCTTATGGAGGAGCAGGAAGGGCTCTTTGTGAAGATTTAAATACAACTTCTACAGTTGCAGGAAATGCAGGAACAGGATATGGTTCTGGAGGTGGAGGTGCGTATAAAAATAACACGTCTGCTTCTGGAGCAACAGGAGGAGCAGGATCAGCAGGAATTGTAATCATAACAGAATTTGTTTCTTAAAGGATTTATTATGTCAAATAAAAGAACGAGTCCATTTTCTGTTGTTGATTCTGGCACCGGAATTAGTGCTCCTACAGCGAATAGTCTATTAGCTGGAAATGGAGCTTCTGCTACTTCTATTATTGCCAATCCTGGAACAACTGGAATTGCTTTAGTAAGTGGTGGAGCAAGCGCAGACCCTTCATTTACAACGGTTTCAGTTGCTGGAGGAGGAACTGGAAATACTACTTTTACTGCTTATTCGCTTATTTGTGGAGGAACAACAACAACAGCAGCCTTACAAAATGTTTCTGGTCTTGGAACCTCAGGACAAGTTTTAATTTCTAATGGTGCTGGAGTTTTACCCTCATGGGCAAGCGCAAGCGCGTCAGGATCGTTTCTTACAAGTGTTGTACAACAAATTTTTACGGCAGATGGAACATATACACCAACAAGCGGTATGAAATATTGTATTGTTGAAGCAGTAGGTGGCGGTGGTGCCGGAGGAGGAACCTATCATAGCTCCACTTATCAAATTGTTGGAACTGGGGGCGGTTCTGCTGGTTATTCGAGAAGTATTTTTTCAGCAGCGACTATTGGAGCTAGCAAAGCAGTAGTTATTGGCGCTGGAGGAACTGGCGTATCAAATGGAAACGGAAACAACGGATCAGATACTACATTTGGAGCGACATTATTGGTTGCTAAGGGAGGCGGAGGTGGTTATGCAGCACCTAATACGACCTATTTCTCTTATACTGCTGGCGCAGGCGGAACTGCTGGCACTGGAGATATTGCTTGTACCGGATCTCCTGGATATATGGGAAATTGGAATATTATTTGTTCTGGTCCTGGAGGAAATTCATATTTCGGAACTGGAGGAGCAGCTCGAGCAACCACAAAAACGTCGAGCGCAGGAAATGCAGGAACAGGATATGGTTCTGGAGGAGGAGGTTCTTTTACTTATAAAGGAGGCACTGATCAAACAGGAGGAAATGGAGCTAATGGCATTTTAATTATTACAGAATATATATTTTAAGGAGATAGCATGTCATTACGATTAGATGGTAAAAATCCCTTATCTTATATGGGAGTTACCCCTGTTCAACCACCTCAACAATTGATTAAGAAAGTTCGTCCTACTGCAAATGACTTTCAAAATATTGAGATTGGAACATTATGGCTTATTCCTTCGCAAACATCTGGACCTTCAGAAGAATTATGGCAATTAATGAGCAAATCGAATAATGTTGCTGTTTGGAATCAGATTAATGCAAGTAGTGGGTCTACTTATCCAGTCAACGAGATTTTGGTTGGTACAGGAACTACAAATATAAACACCATTCCGGTTGGTTCTGCAGGATCGGTGCTCACATCAAACGGAGTTGGATTTGACGCAAGTTTTCAAAGTCCTATTTCTGGAGCATTAACATTTACTCCTGTAAATTTTGCAATGACTCCTTATGATGTATTATCAACAGATGAATTTCTTACTGTTGATCTAACAGCTGGAGCTATAACTATAAAATTGCCTAATAGTACAACTACTGGTCGCGTTGTGTATGTTAAAGACACAAAGGGACTTGCATCAACAAATAATATAACCATTACTACGGTGGGAGGAGGGCCTATAATTGACGAAGCTGCATCAAGTATTGTGAGTTCTAATTATCAATCTGTTAGTATTGCTTTTGATGGAACAAAATATTGGATTTATTAATAATAATATAAAGGATCTTTTATGTTTGAGGCTTTGTATATGAAATTTCTTTTTATAGGAATCGCATTTGTGGCAGTCGCAGGACTAAATTATGGATTTAAGTGGAAGAATGACAATAAAGTAGAACAGGCAATAGAAAAAATCGTAAAAGATGAAACAGGAATGGATGTTGATTTAACTCCATTTGATGGAAGTAATACAGAAAAACCAGATGATATGGCAACTTTTGATTTAGAAAAAGCAATCAAAGATAAAACAGAAAAGAAATAAAAAGACAGATACGTTAAAGAGAACTCAAAATTCTTAACGTATCTGTGCTTGTACAAAATAAACAAGGAGAGTTGTTTATTAACCTTTTTTACCTAAAGCATTTTGTATTTCTACTTGAAGACTTTCTTCAGGAAATTCGTTTGAAAATGTTCCTATAAAAATCCAATTAGGAGAATCTTCATTTTGACTTATTTGAATATAAATATCAAATTCTTTATATCGAGTTACTTTGCATTCAGTGCCATATGGTGCATGATCGAGTTTACTTGGCTCTCCAAATCGGATTATTCGTTCCATTTCCAAAGACTCCTGTTCTATTTTAAATAAAATCTTGATTATTTTATCACGATGTTTTTCTTTTATAGAAATTTGTTTTTTATCTAAGATTATTTATTTGATACCGTTGCGAGCGTTTTTAATAGCTCTTATTCGCTCTATAGAGGCTCTAAACTTAGATTTAGGAATATCTGCTATTGATTGTATCTTAAGTCCTTCAATAACCATGGATGCGATATCAGGATATTCCGAGAGTTCATATTCTACTTCTTCACGTTGTTCAGGAGTAATAGTTTCTACAGATTCTTCTTTAGGATTGTATTTAGTATTAAGAGAAGTTCCTTTAGCAAAAGTTTCTCTTGATGTTGCTACGGCTGCTTCTCCATCATCATCTTCATCTCCTGTGACTACGCCAATAAGAGCAGCATAACACATACGCTTAAGATAGGTGACATAAGAGCATACAGATTGAATATCATTTTTAAGTGGAGTTATTCGAGCTTTAGATAGAATCCATTGACCAGAAGCATGAAAAAGAATGGTGGTAAGTGTTGAAAGACCTTCTTGATCAAAAGTAATTTGTTGAGAGACAGAGAGACCATTTTTGGTAAGAGCAGGTCTTGATGCGGCGATAATGGCTTGAAGATCTGCGTAACTACTTTTGAAGTAAGGATTAGTTTTATTAAGCCCTGCAACAGACATTTCAGATTGAGCTTTAGCAAGAGCTATAGTTAAATCTTTTATTTCAGATGATCTAGTTGGTTCAGAATATACGATTTTTTCATTAGCAAGTCTTTGTATTTCTTCTTTTAAAGCTTTGAACTGAGCTTGAATTTCAAGCATTTCTGGTAATTCCATATAGTTCCTTATATAAATCGATTATTGTTGATTGCTTCTTGAAGACAGATAAAATCACAGTAATCACTTCCTGAAAAAGAAGATATAATTGCTGAACAATTTTTACAATGGTTCGATTCTTTTGAAGTATCTATAGAATTTTGAATGACATTTTGTGACGAGTTTTGATTTTGATTTTCCATGAGTTCTCTTTCTATTAAATTTTCTCCATTAATAAAGTAACACATAATAAACCAATTGTAAACAGAGTTGTTCTGAGATATATTGAATACATCGATGAATCTGATAAATGAAAGGGTGTTTATGTTTACGGAAAAAGATGAAATTTTATTAGAAAGATTATTAAAAGTTTTGAAACAAGAGCCGATATCGTTAACAGAATTTTGTCTGCGTACGAGCATATCAAGATTAGCATTACATTCATTTATGAGTAAAAAAGGAGGATTATATTTTAGAAATCGTATGAGAATAGAAAAATATTGTTCTGAAAGAGAATAAACAAATAAAAACTTCCACAAGAAAAAAATAGTTCTTGTGGAAGTTTTTATTTTAATTTACATTGGTTTTAAATTTTTTGCCCACCACAGCACGCAACTTAAAACAAATGAATCTACAAGAATACTTTGAACAAAAAATTCCACCCAGATTTTTTTAATCAAAGCAGAACAATTTGAAATTCATTCCATATAGATAGGAATAATCAAAGCCCCATTTCAGTAGGGAAAGTGGGCACAATCATAGAGGAAATCCCCCAGGATTGTGAGTACTTCAAATGAAGTACCAAAAAAGATTAAAGGAAAACAAAATAAAAAGCAAGAGAAATATGTTTAGCAAAAGGATTTTTAGTGAATAGAGAGAACTGGAGCAAAGAGCGAATTATTTCAGTTTGTATTAAAAACGTAAAATAGGAATTCGGTTTGAATAACGAACTAGTAACAGTAAGTAATTCAGGGGCAAGTATTAGATATAAGTTGATGCCTCTTGAGTCAAAAGATATTGAGATAGATCAAATCCAGAAGAATATTCTTGATTGTCTTTTTATGTTTATGGATCCGTTTGAAGGAATATCGCATATAGGGCAAGAGAGAATAGCTTCTATGATTGGTGTTTCTCGTAAGACTATCTTGTTAAAAATTAAGGCTCTTGTTTCATTAGGGTTGCTTAAAAAGATGTATAGACAGAGAACTACTTGTGTTTATTCATTTACTAAGAATTTTTTAGATTCTTTGATTATGAGTAAATCTATCTTTTCTCATCTTGAGCAATTTATTAATCGTCTTTTTAAGTCGAGTACTAGAAATCCAGCATACCTATCTTTTATGGCTCTTGTTTTGAAATATCGAAAAAAGCTTAGTCTGATCAAGTTTGACACACTTATTAATATGAATTTATTATTTAATAAATTTATTACTTCTGTATACAACCTTACAGGTACTAAGAGTCTTCCCACTTCAAAGAAAACTGGCTATTATTGTTTTAAAAAACAAATAAAAACAAGAAAAGCAGGGTCAGGCATGCAAAACGGGGTAGAATACATATCGCCCACTCTTGAAAAGATCACTAAAGAATTACATCTTAACCTTTGGGGTAAGATAAAATTATCTGCGTATTGTGATGTCGCATTGGAATATGCGTATCAACAAGCACGCTATGAAAAAAATCTTAAAGACCCATTTTACTTTATTGGCAAAGTTGCTTATCAGTATTGCGTAGACAGAAAAATCTTAATCAATAAAAAATTTGCAGAACATCTTGCTCAAAAGCACAATATGCCTGCAAAGCCAGAAACATATTATCTTCCTAAACCAACTATCTCTATTCCTGTGCCTCAACGTCAATTCCCTGACTACAAGTATAAAGATCAAAAAATACCACATCCTATGTTTGCATCTTTTGCTCCCGAATGGGTTAACTTAACTGAAAAGAAAGAAGAACTATTTGTAAACCCTTTTTCCTTTTAGAGGCTCTTTATGAAAACTTATATCATTAAAGGTGATCCGATTCCATTAGCTCGAGTTCGTCATGTTAGAAATAGAATTTATGATCCACAAAAAGAATTAAAGGCTATAGCAACTATTGATTTAGAACGACAACATGATCAAGCTCCTCTTCTTTTAGGTCCTCTTCATCTTAATGTTATTTTTTATATGAAGCCTCCTGAATCTTGCTCTGCTAAAAAGCGTGCAGCGCTTTTTAATCAACCCCATATCTTTAAACCAGATCTAGATAATCTTATTAAATTTATTTGCGATATTTCTTCTGGTGTGATTTATCATGATGATTGCGCTATATTTTCTATAACTTCAAAAAAAATTTACGATTCAAACTCAAGAACTGAATTCTCATTCACTTCTATTTTGCAGGAGGACCATGAAAAAAAGTAAAGCTAAAAAAGTAAATACTATCACACGATCTTTAGGTGACAACGCAGAAAGGGAAGAGAAAAAATACGAATGGATAGAGGATTGTTTCGATCTTAACAGTTTCAAAATGAAACCTATTTCTATGGGGTATCTTAAAAAACTTGCAGAAGATCTTCTTAAATGGGTTGACAGCGATAGAGATGCTTTATTGATTAAAGAATATATCAACGCAAAAAAGATAAATATGGCAGATTACTATCGCTGGAAAGAAAGATGTCCTGAATTACAAAGATCTCATGATTACGTTCTAGCTGTTTTAGGAGAACGAAGGGAAAAAGGACTTATCTCAAGAAAGCTTGAACCAACATCAGTTACTTTTATGATGCCTCATTATTGCAAAGAATGGAAAAACCAAGTTGAATGGCGTAATAATTTACGTAAAGAGGTAGAGGCAACAAAAGAATCCAAAACTATTATCTTAGAACGTCTTGATTCTAACGATTTGCAGCCCATTGCGCAGGTTAAACCCGACACAAACAAAACAGAATAGACATAACGCATGTAAAATGATATGCTGTTTTTAGCGTTACATAGTTGTGAAGGGAAATGATATGGAAAAAAAATTAATAGTCTTTGGGTTAGGGTCGGTTTTTGCAATTCATCCTGCTTTTCATGTTCCATTTGAATCTGGTAATGTTCGTATAGAGTTACACTTTGAAGCAGTTGTGAATGATAAAGAAGTTTTATTTGAAACACCTTTTTTCACTAAGAATGATTTGCCTATAGAGTGCCATTGTGGAAAAAGAGCGTTAAAGATCGTTGCAAAAGAAGGGAAGGTTTCTGGCTTTTGTATAGAGCATACCCCACAAGAGCAACGCATTGCTTTTATTGATAAACAAAATAAAGATTCTTATGAAAAGATATCTTTAGAGTCTATTGCTCATCATGAAACAAATAAATGCGTGAATTTAAAAACAGCCAAGGATGACGATAAATCGTCTGAGTTGAAAGAAAATACTGTTTCGAATAAAGACACTAAAAAGAAATAAGCGTGCGGCTGGCGCGCTCCTTGACGCGTTGTCGCAAAAGTAATAAACCCCTTCAAGGAACAAAGGACGGAACATGTCATTAAAATCAATTTTCTTTTCTTTTCTTATAACTTCAGCAATGGTATCTTTTGCAGGTTCTCATGGAACAACTCCTCCAGCATCACCTCTTTCTCATGGAACAACACCTCCGACTTCTCCAATTTCTCCAAAAGATACTAAAAAAGTTCAAAGGGTTTTAATTCCTTTTGTTCTTAATAAATAGTTAATTAAAAGAGGCAGTTTAAACTGCCTCTTGCTTTCTTAATTAGGAGAATCTTATGATTAAATGGATCTATTCTTTCATTAAGCATTTTTGTGCGTTCTTTCTTGGTTTTTATGCACTGCGTTATTTGAGCTCTTTCTTTTTAGGAGCTATTTGTTGTTGTTTTTTATTTTGTGGTTGTCTTTCTCAATCATCTTTTGAGAAAGAATATTCCATTCGAGTAAAAAACGATGCGCAATTTGTGAATAATGTTTTTACTCGCACAAATCAAATAATAGTTAATGGAACTGAAGAAAAATGTTCTTGTGGAAAAGATCCTGTAGTGGTACTCATTTTGTATGGAGAATTACACGTCTATTGTTTTAATTGTATAGTCAAATTAGCTTCACAGTTAGCTAATTATCAATCGAAAGAATCATAATGAAAAAATTATTAGTTGTTCTTTTTTGTTCTCTTCCTCTTTTTTCCGCAGATAAACCTAATCCAGCATTTACTCCTGAGCCTGAAGCCTTAAGGGCAATACAAGGTAGTTATTTAAAAAAAATACTTAACCCCTTTCGAGAAGAGAAAGATTCTGCATATTTAGGTATTAACAATATTACTTTTGAGAATCAATTTGGTATTTTTGGCGATTCTGTTGTAATTGATTCACCAAAAATGTTTATTGATGGTAAGCTAGTGGTGTGTCATTGCGGCAAACCAGCTATTGGTGCTGTTATTAGACACGGAAAATGTGTGGCATATTGTTTAGAATGTGCTCCTCGAAGAGGAATGCGTCGCTAATATATTTTTAAGGAGGAAGAAATGTCTAAGAATTATACAAAAGCAGAATTAACTCAAATTATTCGTGATGTTTTGTGTGGTGCCTTAGAACATATGGAAGCTATAAAGACAGAGCTTCGCAAGTTTGACATCAAAGATGAAAAAACTTGCGATCCTGTTATTTTATCTCGCGCTAAAGTACTCTCTTTAACGCTTACTTGTATCAATGATATTATTCATCCTGCTCATAAGCTTTGTTATCGTCTTTTTGAGAACAATAATGCTTATTTTGATTTACTTATAGATCATCATAAGCTTGCCTTCTCAAAAAAGATGTTACCGCCTTGTTTTTGTGAAACTTGTAAAAAATTAACACAAGAAGAAAAGGATAAAAATGCAAAAAGCGAACAACCGATTGTCAATGATCAATCTGGCAGCGCCGTTAACTGAATCTGAGCTTAAAGAAAAAGAATTTATTGCCAGAAAACATACTAAAGGTGCTCCTATGCTTAATAAGTTTATAGGAAAAAGATTTGGTAAATGGACAGTTATTTCTCTTGCTCCCAAAAAACCAAATAAAAGAGCAATAATGCTTCTTTGCGGTTGCACGTGTGGGGCTGAAAAAGTTATTGCTGTAAACAAATTAAGATGTAAAAAAACTAGGCAATGTGTTTTGTGTGGAAAAAATAATATTAAAATGAAGAGGGAGAATAAATGAGTCGTGTTAGTAATGTTGAATTTGATTGGAACAGTAGAAAGAAAATAGGCGATCTTACTGGAAAAAGATTTGGTAACTGGCTTGTAGTTTCTAAAGATCTTGAAAAAAAATCTTTTTTTAATGTTATTTGTGATTGTGGAGATGCTCATAGCATTTCCTCTCGTAATCTTTCTTCGGGAAGAAGTACTATGTGTGCAAAATGTCGCCATAAAGAAAGAAGAGAAAAAACAAGACGGTATTTTGATTTAAAAGGACTTAATGGGACTAAGTAATATTACTTCTTTTGGTGTAGAAAATGCTATTAGACTTAATAGATTTAAGCCTCGAGAATATCAATTAGATTTATGTAAGAAATTTGAGTCTAATGAACTCAAGAAATATCTTGTAATTTGGCCTAGACGTGCTGGAAAAGATATTTGCTGTCTTAATTTATTGTTGCGTGCTGCTTTGCGTCGTGTAGGAACTTATTTTTATATTTTTCCTACGTTTCAGATGGGAAGACGTATTTTATGGGATGCCATAGATATTTCAGGTCGAAGAATTTTAAGTTACTACATTCCTGATGAAATTATTGAATCAAAGAATGAACAAGGAATGCGTATTCGTCTTATCAATGGTTCTCAAATTCAAATTATTGGATCTGATAATTTTGATCAGACACTTGTAGGAACGAATGCTTTGGGTATGGTATTTTCAGAATATGCATTAAGTGATCCGCGAGCATACTCTTTTTCTCTTCCTATTTTAAAGGCTTCTAATGGTTGGGTTTTAATGGCATCAACACCTCGTGGTAAAAATCACCTCTGGGAATTATTTAATATCGCTCGAGAATCTCCTGATTGGTATTCTCAAAGATTAACTATTGATGATACTGGACATGTTCCATTAGAGGAAATAGAAAAAGATATTGTTGAGGGACAAATGTCTCGCGATCTTGCTATGCAAGAATGGTGGACGTCTTTTGATTTAGGTATCGAAGGAAGTTTTTACGGCAGACAAATTGATCAATTGCGACAAAAAGGACAGATCGCTTCTGTTTTATGGGAGCCCTATTTTCCTGTTCATACTGCATGGGATCTTGGATATAATGATCCGACAGTTATTATTTTCTTTCAGGTTATAGGACAAGTTATTCGTATTATAGATTGTTATGAGAATACGAAAAAAGGCTTAGACCATTATGCAAAAATCATAAAAGAAAAAGAATATGCTTATGGTAAGCATTTGGCTCCGTTTGATATCGCCGTTCATGATTTATCTACCGGAATAAGTCGTTGGAAAATGATGCATGATTTAGGCGTTACTTTTGTAAGATATCAAGAAAGTCAGCCAAGTATAGAAGATGGTATAGAAGCGGTACGTAGAACATTGCCTAAGGTTTGGTTTGATGAAAAAGCTTGTGCGCCGCTTATCAAAGCATTAGAAAATTATCGCCAAGAATATGATATTAAAAGAAAAGTTTATAAGTCTAATCCTCTCCATGATTGGTCGTCGCATTTTTGCGATGGGTTTCGATATCTTTGCGTTGGTTTGCCTAAAATAACAGCAACTTCATCTCCTGAAGCTTTAGAGAAGCGTTATAACGAAGCTGTATATGGTGTTGATAACTCTCGTACACCTAATATTTTCAGAGACGACTTGCCAAATTATTAAGAAAGGATTTTATGGTTAAAAAAGAATACGAAGAACTGCGATTACAAATAGAACGTTTTTCTGGGGCGATTTCTGAAATTTATTTCTTACTGGATCAAATCCTTTCTAAAAGAGATAAAGGGTTTACGGTTACCTTTAAAGATAAGAAATATGACTTTCATCCACCAACAACAAGTGATGAAGCACATAAGCTTTTTATTAAGCGTCTTATTCTTACTAAAAAATTATTAAAATATTGCACAACTCGTCATATTGATAATTATCCAAAAGATTCAGATCATATTTGGCAAGACATTTTATGTTTTACCATGGGAATTGATCCAAAAGAAGTGCAATTTGAAAAGTATTCTATTGCTACTGAAGGTTCTGAAGAAATAGATATTAAAAAATCGATTTCTTTAGACAAAAGAAATTATCAAGTAAAACAGGAACTTGAACATGATATTTAAATTCTTGAATAAGATTCGTTTATGGTTATATAGTTTTAGAATTCGTTATAAAACAGAAGACAATTTTATTGATCATTACGTTGCTTATGATATTCTTCAGCAGGATGCGCGAGCAATGGAAATGATAAAGCGTGTTAAGAAAGCATTTGAACAGCAACAACAAGCCATAAATAATCGCGTTTTAAAAATGCATGATCCAGCGTGTCCTGATATTTTTAATTGTACAAAGTCTGCCTGTTTTAAAAGAGAGCCAGACAAAATTGTTTCTGATCCTTATAGAGTAAAAAGAAAAGAATAGTTGAGTGAAGATATTACTTTTTGTGGGCCTTACACATATAAAATGTTCCCTGTACTTACATTAATGTAAGGCCCGTTAAATTATTTGCTCTTTGTTTGTAATTAATTTTTTTTACTTTAATTGCAACCTGCTTCTATACTAAAACAAAGACATTCTTTATTTTTTATTTATAAACAAGGATGTAGAAAATGCTTTTTCCTCAACTCGGACCTCAATATTATGACCAAACAGAATCTGATAAGGCTATTTTATCGCGTATGGAGGCCTTTTACGCAGAATCTATTACTATTAATCAATCTTTTTGGTCAGAAGCTGATACCGATACTCGTTTTGAAGTAGGTGATCAAACTCTTTGGAATGATATTTATGGAAATCTTCCATCTAATAGACGGCGTCAATTTAATTTTAATCGTATTAGACGCGTCATTAATATGATTTCTGGACATCAACGTAGAAACAGAAAGTCTACTATTGTAGTTCCTGTTGAAAATGGAGATGATCAAACAGCAGATCAATTTTCAAAAATTATGCTTTGGATTAATAATCAGGAAAGCGTTCTTGAAACTATTTCTGAAGCTTTTCAAGGAGCTCTTGTTACGGGTATGAATTTATTACAGGTATGGGTAGATTATAGAAGCGATCCAGTTTCGGGAAATATTAAAATTGATAATTGTAGTTATAATAGCTTTCTTATAGATCCTTATTTTAGAAAACCAGATTTATCTGATTGTAATGCTCTTTGGAAGCGTTCTTTTCTTACTAAAAAAGAATGTATTTCTTTATTACCAAACAAAGCAGAAGAATTACTTGGTCTTATAGGAAATGATTCAGGAACTGGCCGTGATGGAAAGTTTCAATTCATGCCTGAATCGTATAACTTCGGATATAAAAATTTACTAACCTATGACGAATTTTATTATCGCGATTACCGAACTCAAAAGATGTTGGTTGATACTCAAACAGGCGAGACCATGGAATGGAAAAGCGAAAATAAAGAAGGATTAGATAAATTCTTGACACTTTATCCTCAGATTACTGTGGTAGACCAAGAAGTTCCAACGGTTAAATTGGCTATTGTTGTACAAGGAAGAGTAATGTATGACGGACCAAATCCTATTGGCATAGATTCTTATCCATTTGTTCCGGTTTTAGGTTACTATAATCCGCAAATGCCTTATTTCCCTTGGCGTATTCAAGGAGTAGTTCGTGGTTTGAGAGATGCACAATATTTATATAATCGTCGACGTATCATTGAACTTGATATATTAGAATCTCAAATCAATTCTGGTTGGATTTATAAAGAAAATGCTTTAGTAAATCCAAAAGATGTCTTTCTTTCAGGACAAGGTCGTGGTCTTGCATTAAAAGAAGAAGCTGCAATGACTGATGTTCAGCAAATTCAACCACCACAAGTTCCTCCTTCAATGATTCAACTTTCAGAATTATTAGCCAAAGAGGTCTCTGAAATCAGTGGTGTTAATGAAGAACTTTTAGGATCTGCTACTGATGATAAGGCTGGAATATTATCTATGCTTCGTCAAGGAGCTGGGCTTACAACATTACAGGTTCTTTTTGATCAATTAGATAGATCTCAAAAACAACTTGGAAAGATTATTCTTGATATTATTCAAGCAAACTTTACTCCTGGAAAAGTTAAAAAAATATTAAACGAAGATCCAACCGATCAATTTTATAATAAAGCTTTTGGTAAATATGATTCGGTAGTTGAAGAAGGGCTTAATACAGGAACACAAAAACAAATGCAATTTGCGCAAATGCTTCAACTTCGTGAAGCTGGAGTTCCTATTTCAACAGAAGATTTACTTGAGGCAGCAACGCTTCAGAATAAGAAAAAAATCATTGAAAATGCAGTTCAAGCAGCACAGCAATCACAGCAAGCTCAGCAAATGCAAATGCAATCAGCTATGCAAGAACAACAAGCAAAAGTACAACTTGCTCAATCTCGTTCTATGGCAGATCAAGGATTGTATATGGAACGCGCTTCTCGAGTTAATGAAAATAAAACATTGGCAATTGAAAGACTTCATAAAGCAAATCAAGAAGATCAAGCTGCAACATTAGATAAAATAAAAGCTGTTAAAGAACTTGAAAATATGGATATTTCTCATTTAGAAAAACTTATAAGTTTAGTAAATTCTTTGAAAAATCCAGAAACAGTACAATCAGAAACAGGTGTTGCAAGAACAGTTGCTTCATAATGATAAATGCTTTTATACTTTAAAAGTATTTTCTAATAGTTAGAGGATATGTAAATATAAACCTTGCAGCATTGATCTCAATGGACTGCAGTTGCTTATAGAAAGGCCTAATATGGCAAAAAGATTCCATGAATCATTTGGTTCAGAAAAAAAATATCATGCAAATATGCCAACAGAAGTTATCCAAACAGATTGGCCAAAAGCTGGCAATCCAATGGATTACAAATTGGATGACACTATTGAAGGAATTGATCAACAATTAGAACAAGACCATTCAAAAGCTAAAAAACATGAAAGAAAACCTTTCAGAGGTTAATATGCCTATCATGCCAAGACTAAAATCAGTTAGTACTAAAATCGCATTCTCTATTTTAGGAACTCCAGCGAATTTAAAGGAAAAGAAAACTCCTATTCAAAGAAAAATAGACAGACAACTTCTCCATCAAAATACGCAAAGGGTTCGCTAAATAGACAAGAACTCTCTGAAAGTATCCTCCTCCTTTCTTTTAGAGAGTTCTTACTATATTTAAGGAATTATTGTGGCAATTAAAAAGAAAATCATGAAACATCTTGCTTCAGATATTAAAACATTTAAACATGAAGCTGATGAAGATAAAAAGCTTATGAAATCTATTAGAGAAGCTCATGCTATGCGCGAAGAACAGGCTAAAAAACTTGGTGTTTCTTATTCTAATAAATCGCATCATTCGAAAAAACACGATCCAAAACATCATTCAAAAAAGCATAAAGATCCAAAGAGTCGTTCAAAGAAATTAGTTTCTAAAACTCTTTTAAAAACTCCTCATGCAAAAGCAAAAGTTAAAAAGGTTATGGAAGAATATAAATCTGGATCATTACATTCAGGAAGCAAAAAAGGACCTCGAGTAACTAATAGAAAACAGGCGATTGCAATAGCGCTTCATTCTGCTCGAAAGCATTCTAAATAGATTTTTTGTACAATGTTTTTCATACTCGTTGATTCTATCGATCAACTATCTTTTGAAATCAGGAGCTTCTTAAAAGTTGCTCCTGATTGATTTTTAACTAAAAAACAAACATATTTAAAATGTAAGAATAATTTTAAACAGGGAAAATATGGAATTAATAAGAAGAAGATGTCATATATATATAGGGTTTTTGATAGTTCTTTTATTATATGCTTGTTTTTTGTTTTCATCAGAAAATGAAAAGAAACCTTTTGAATCAGCTCGAGAAGCGGAAGAATATTATATTAAAAGAGAGAATGAGCCTTTACCCAGAAAAGCAGATCATTTTATTATAAAAAAAGGCATATTCGTTGTTTTAAAAAAGAAGGAACAAGATGGTAACAAAAGAGACGAAGAATAAAACGGTTGGTGCTATTTCTCAAGAATTACAACAAAAAACACCAGAGTCTATTAATCCTATTGAGATTCAAAGAGCAACAGAGAAAGAATATTTAGAAAATCTTATTTGGGCAGTAAAACATGCCAAAAAACAAGTAGATTGTTCTAGTCTTGATGGACATGCTACTTGTAAAGATCGAGTTCCTTTAGAAAAAGATTTTTACATTGCTGCTCTATTGAAAAAAGAAAAGCTTTTAGAAAATGTACTGCGGAATTATTTTGTTCCAACGGTTAGTTGTCCAACACCTCATTTTGATCAGACGGTATATAAATACGATCATAAAAAAGAAACAATTAATCTTTTATGGGTTGTTCCTGATCAAGAAACTTGTGAAATATTTAAAGAAAATAAAGAAAAGATTGTTCCTGAAGAAAGAGCGTTATTGAATTACGTTTTAAATTATTACAATGGTTCTTTATTTTTATTAGCAAAAGAACTGAATGGTGAAATTAAACAAGCTGGTTGTGCTTTAAAATAATTATAAGAGAAGGATATATTTTTATGGCAGCAGGAAAAGCTATTAATAAAAAAAGTTTTTATGGCAGCTCAGAAGTTGGACAAACTCCTGACATTGCAATGCCTCCCTTAGATGAACAAACTCCTATTGCTCAAACAGCACCAAATCCATGGGATGCTCAACAAAAAGAAATGGCACCAGTTGAACAACCATTGGTTGGAGAAGCTGAAAGAGATGTTCAAGAATCTTCAACTATTCAACAAACTGACTTACAACAAGAAATCGTTGAGCCAGAGAAGAATATAGAGCCAATTATAGAAAAAAATACAAAGAGTAATAAAACTGCCCAAGAAAGCTTTAAAGAAATTCGTATAGCAAAAGAAAAGGCAGAAAAAGAGCGCGATGTTCTTTTAGCACAATTTATTGAAATGCAAAATAAATTACAGGCAGCACAGCCTAAACAGCCAGAAGTAGAAGAGCCAGACGAATTCAATATTGATCCAGATGCTATTGTTGAAGGAAAACAATTAAAAGCAGTTGCTCGTAAAATGAAAGAAATGGAAAAGCAACTTTATAAATATCAATCTCAAAGCCAAGAAGTTGCTATCGAAGCAAAATTAAAGGCGCAATTTCCTGATTTTGAAGACGTAGTTTCTAAAGAAAATGTTGAAATTCTTAATGAACAATATCCCGATATTGCAAAAACATTACGCGAAACAAATGATTTATATAATAAAGCAACATCTGCGTATAAAATTATTAAAAATTTTGGTATTCATAAAGAAGCACAAAAAGAATTATTGTATGGTCAAGATAAAGCAAAAGCATTAGAAAACGTTTCTAAGCCAAGACCATTAGCTTCAGTTTCTCCTCAACAAGGCGATTCTCCTTTATCTAAGGCAAATGCTTTTGCTAATGGTATGACAGAAGAGCTTAAGGCACAATTAAGAAAAGAAATGCAGAGTGCTCGTCGTAATTTATAATGTAAAGATTTTTGAAGAGAGATAATTAATTTAGAGTTTTATAAAATCTTTACATTCTTATATAGTGTTTATAAGCGCAAACTGTAAGCCGTCGCTTAGCTTTTTCCTGACGCAATAAAGATCTCGTCAATCTTAAGTATAGTAAAACTATGCAAAATATAATTTGCATAACTGTTTAATCTAATAACTTAAGGAAACTTTTATGGCAATTACAACTACTTCATCTTTGCCAGCTCCTGTACAGCAATCGTTTAGCTATAAGCTACTTGCTGTTCCAGTTCCAAATATGATTCATAAAATACCTGCAATGCTAAAAAATATGCCTCGCAATGGTGGTACAACCCTTCGTATGCGTCGTTATAATCCTTTAGCAACAGCTATGGTTCCACTTGGAAATTCAGGTGTAACACCTCCAGCTCAACAATTAACTGCTGTGGATAAACTTTATGTCCACATTAAATCTTTGGTAATCGACTTGGAACTCCTTATGGGACAACAAGGCGCAAGCGTAATTGCAGCGTGATCGACTAAACCCAAAGACCCGCAAGGGATGTGATAGTCAGAACTTTACAGTAATGTAAAGAGGTTGATCCGAAGAGATTGGCCCGCCGCGGTAGCAGGTTAAGAAAGTAACAAACTGATAGACGCAAAAATAAGTTTTTACGGAACATACGTAATAATTAATGAGCAGGTCACGCTACAATCACAAGACCCTAGAGTAAATTAATAAGCTTGAGAGATCTTTGAAATTTTGATATAATTACAATGCGGCAAGATAATATTTGTCTATAGAGGTAATTATGAATTATGATGGAAATATTCTTGCTTATGTTGCTGGCGTTATGGATGGAGATGGAAGTTTTTCTTTAATAAAGCGAAAAGGCTCTGTTTCTCCTTTGTATTTTCCAATGATGCAACTATCTTGCGAAAAAGAAATTTTGATAGATTTATTTATTGATAAGTTTGGCGGACGTAAATTCGTTAGAACTAAATTATCAAAAGTATCTAAAAAAATTTCATATAATTGGAAAATAGAAAAAAACAATTCATGTATTCCATTTTTAAAATTAATTACTCCTTATCTGGTTATTAAAAAACACAGAGCAGAAATACTTTTAAATTTTTGCTTAGAACATGAATTTAAAAGAGGATCTGGTAGATTAGATCCAATGGAATTGAGATATAGAGAAAAAACGTATTTAAAAATAAGAGATTTAAATAGCAACCCTGATATAAATACGAATTTACATCTTAATAATTCAATAAATGAAGATGCTAATTTTTGGTCATATATTGCGGGCATTATGGATACTGACGGATCATTTTCTTTGAAGAGAGAAAATAGAAAGTCGGGAGGAAGTAAAAGTCCTGTTTACACTCCATCTATACTTTTGAGCCAATATGATTCTAGAGCTATTTATTATACTTTTAATAATTTCCCAAAAGCTAATTTATTTATCATTGAGGCAAAGGGAACTAAAAATGGTTTCTGTTATAGGCTTAGTATTACTTCTAGAAAGAGTGCAATTGAATTTCTAAAAAGAATTATCGTTTTTTTAGTTTTAAAAAAAGAACAAGCACAAGTTTTATTGGATTATTGTTTAAGCGTTAAGATACTAAGTGGAAACAGGATAATTCCAATAGAAGAAATTGAATCACGAGATAAGTATTATCAAAAAATTGTAAGTTTAAATAAATATGGGGTCTATAAACTTTCTCTGATTGACTTGGAAGCCCGACGGGGTGACAGGGCGGAAGCTTTAATTAGCACCGTGAACGACTAAGTGAGAGGGGCTCGAAAGAGCGTGCGATAGTCTAAACACGAACTATATATGAAATTCGTGAGGCGAATCCGAAGCGGTTTGCCCGCCTAGAAATAGGTCATAAAAGTAATAGAAGTGGTATTAAACGAATGTGCAGCACGTCTTGGTGTTTCGCTTCGTCAAACAGAAGATCAATTAACTCGTGATATGCTTGCTTCTACTGCTGCCTTTATTAACTGTACAGGTGGAGTAAATGGTGATAACCCAACAGAATTAACTCGATCAGATGTTGATGATGTTGTTCGTGCATTACTTGGAAACAATGCCTATACAGTTCTTGATAACATTGAAGGAGAAGATAAATTTGGTACAGCTCCTGTTCGTGATGCTTATTTTGCATTATGTCATACAGATTTGACCAAAGATATGGACTCGGTTCAAGGCTTTATCCAAAAAAATCAATATCCATCTCCTATGAATGCTTTGCGTTCTGAATGGGGTGCAATTGGAAATCTTCGATTCCTTGTTTCATCTATTGGATCAATTTCAGCAGCTGCTTCAAATATTGGAAACAATGTATACAACATTTTCTGTGTTGGTATGGAAGCATACGCTTGTGTTGAACAAGATGGTTATAGTGCACAATTTATTTATCGTCCTCCAATGTACGATGGACCTTTGGCATTAAACTCCTCAGTGGGTTATAAATTTGCAGAATGTCCAAGAATCTTAAATGATCTTTGGGTTCTTAATTTGCGTTGTACATTGGCTTAATGCTTAGTTTAAAGGAATTTTTATGGACAATACTATAATCCAACAAGGTCGCTTTACTTCTACTGGTGGAGCAACAACTTTGCAACTTAGATCAGATGTAGATTGGATGACAGTCTATAACGTTACCCAAGGGGCAGCTGGACAAACTACTGCAGTTGGCGTTAAATACTATTGGCAACGAGGTTTTCCTGCAGGAGCTAAATGGACTACATTTAAATCAAATGCAGCTAATGCAGCAAACTTGGAACAATATATAACTTCAAATGGATTTACTTTAGTTGATAGTTCTGTTAATCCTCTTGGAACTTTAAATGCAACTATTACTGGTATCTCAAACGCAGCTATTCCAGTTGTATCTAATAGTGGTACAAATGGTCTTTCTGCTGGTGATGTTGTAAGAATTATTGATGTTACAACAGGTCAACAACTTGGCGGAATGGACTTTACTGTTGGTTATAACACATTAACTACAGGTACATTCTCATTAGATTATATGCCTCAAATTGCTACAGCAACAACAGGATCATGGAGAAAAATTGCTTTTGATGCTCTTTACTATCCTAGAAGACGTTATATTACAAAAATTACTCAAGCAGCTTCTGCTGTAGTAACAATGTCTGTAACTCATGGATATAAAGTTGGACAAGCAGTTCGCTTTATTGTTCCTGCTGCTTATGGCATGGTAGAAATGAATAACTTGCTTGGTACTATTACTGCAATCAATACAACAACAACTTCGGGAAATACTATTACTGTAAATATTGATTCTACTGCATTTACTGCATTTACATTCCCTGTAAGCGCAGCAACTCCATTTACATTTGCTGAAGTAGTTCCAGTAGGCGAAGACACAGCTTCGGCATTGTCTTCTGGCGTTGATATATTGACTGACTCAACTATTAATACAGGATATATCGGTATGGTTCTTACAGGTGGCGCAAGCTGTCCTGGAGGGGATACAAGCGATGTTATGTATTGGGTTGCTGGTAAATCATTTAGTGTCAACAACTAATAAATAATGTAATGAGGGATGGGATTGTCCTATCCCTCATTGTTTATTACACACATATGAGAGGAAACTTTATGTCAATTCAAGATCCTAAAACAGTTAAATTTCAAGATGCATCATCGCCTATGATACAAGTTAAAAAAATAAATAAAGAAGCAGATGCTAAGACAGCTGCTAATTTGAAATTTCAACGAGATAAAGAACGGGAACCTGTTAGAGGAAAGTTTATTTTTCATGAAGTACCGGGAGGGATTATGGAATTTGTCTTTAAAAAATATAAAGGCGATCCTATAGAGAAATATTGTTTACAAGATGGACAAATTTATACCATTCCTTTAGGGGTTGCAAAACATTTAAATACAAATTGTTGGTATCCTTCTTATAATTATAGAAATGATGAAAATGGAAGACCCGTGGTAACTGTTGCTGAAAAAGTTCGACGATGCAGTTTCCAAAGTTTAGAATTTGTAGACGTTGAAGATGTTTTACCAGCAGAATCTAATCTCTCTGGTAAAATATCAACAGGTTCATCTCTTCCGTCTTAAAGGAATTTTATGATACTTGCTAATCCAAATCCAATATATCAACCGGCAATGCGCATTATTTCAGTTATTACAAATGCATATCCTGCGTCTGTTACTACAACTTTTGCCCATCAATATAAAGATGGACTTATTGTTCGTTTGTATATTCCTGATGGATTTGGTATGGTGCAAGCAAATCAATTATTTGCTCCTATTTTAGTAACAGGAACAACCACTTTTACTATAGATATTGATACTACAGGCTTTGATCCTTTCGTTGTTTCTTCTGCTTTTCCTAGTAGTTATCAAAGTGCTACGGTTGTTCCTGTTGGTGAAATAAACGAAACTCTTTTAGAAGCAACGCAGAATGTTTTATAGTTTGAGTATTATGTGAATTGTGACTTATACTTTGAATATACATTCTTAACGTTTTGGAGCGTAAAATGGCAGATTCTTCTTTAAATGCGATACGAACAAAAGTTCGCAGATTAACTAGAAGTCTTTCAACTTCTCAGTTAAGCGATGCTCAGCTAGATGAATATATAAACACCTTTATTTTGTATGATTTCCCTGAACATTTAAAACATTTTAATCTACAAACAACTTTTTCTTTTTATTTACAACCAGGAATTGATACTTATGATACCAATACTACAAATACTTCAGATCCTTTATATAATTTTAAAAATAGATATCTCACAATTTTGCAACCTATGTATATTGCAGGAAGACAGATTCAGTTTTTAGAATCTAGAGAACAGTTTTTTGGTGAATTTCCTAATATTAGAAGTATTGCAAGTATTGGTCTTTATGGAGATGGTATTACCACTTCATTTCCTGGTTATGTGGCAAATGCGGGTAGTTCTTTAATTCTTCAAAATGAAGTGCTTTTTGATTCTATTGATATTAATAGCGCTGGTATTTCTATGATTGATTATCCTATTAGCAATACTATAGGAAATCTTTATGTTCCTGGTGGAACTCCTACATCAACAACTTTGCAAGATCCTGTTAATTATATTAATTATGCTACTGGGCAGTTTGTTGTAACATTTCCAACTCCTCCAGGAGTTAATATGAAAATTAATAGCCAAGTTGTTATTGTACAACCTACATTGCCTCAGGCTGTTTTGTTTTATGATGGTAAATTTACCTTCAGACCCGTTCCTGATCAACCCTATCAATTTAATGTTGAAGTCTTTAAACGACCAACTGAACTTATAGCTGCTAATCAATCTCCTGATCTTGAAGAATGGTGGCAATATATTGCATATGGCACTTCAATTAAAATATTTCAAGATAAAATGGATTTAGAATCCGTGCAATTGATTATGCCGGAATTTAGAAGACAAGAATTATTAGTGAATAGAAGAACAATTAATCAAATTGCTAGCCAAAGAGCATCTACTATTTATTCTGATGGAACAAATATAGCAGGTACTTTGGGTCAGGGTTGGTTTTAAAATGAAAAGCTGTAACAATTGTTCAATATCATTTAAGCCATCTTCGTGTGAAAAATGTTGTTCTATTAAATGCAAACTTTTAAATAATATACAAAAAGAAAATGATTGCTGGATATGGCAAGGATCAACTGCTGGACAATATGGAAAAACAAGATGGAAAGGCAGAACTGTATCCACTCATAAGGCATCATATTCTGTTTTCAAAGATCAAGTTCCAGATAATTTATGCGTTTGTCATGCTTGTGATAGGCCTTTATGTATAAATCCAGATCATTTATGGCTAGGAACTCATTCTCAAAATAGACAGGATGCAAATATTAAGGGTCGCCTTCCTAATATAAAAGGTGAAAACAATCATTTTTTTAAATATTCTAATGCTCAAATTAAAGAAATGAGACAATTGAGCAAAGAAGGATTTTCCTATAAAAGACTACAAAGAATATTTAATTGTTCTTTTAGTTATATTTATTACATATTAAAAAATATAAATAGAAAGGATGAATTATGAGCTTCCAGAGCAACATTCCTCAGCCAACAGATGCGATAAGCAAATCTCAGGCTGATATTTTAGGTAACTTTACCGCTCTTGCTCCTTTTGGTAATGGATTTGCTAATTTAACCGATTTAGGTATAGCTCCTACAATTACAGGTACTAATAACGGTATTTATAATCTTACTAATCCAACAACAGGAACAACTGAACTTTATGCACATAAGCAAATTAATGGTGGAACTGCAGAAGTTCCGTTTACTGCATCAAAAATGAGTAATACTGCTTATGCAAGCTGTACTAATGGATGGTCTTATTTGCCAAGTGGCTTACTTATAAAATGGGGAAGCTTTTTAGTTCCTAGCTCAAATATTTTTACTGTTAATGTTGCAGGAACAAGCGGTGGCCCTAACTTTACGCAAGTTTTTAATGTACAAGCAATTCCTTATTGGGCTGGACCAGCAGCCGCAGGACATTATTTAACTCTTTCAAGTTTTGGCTCTGCTCCAACGGGTAATTTTACTTGTTTTGTTCAAGGATATAGTTCAACTGTTTCAAGCTATGTTAATTATCTTGTTATAGGGGTATAAAATTTATAAATATATATAAATGCATCATTTGATATATTATTAAGCATCGCAAAGGATGCATTTAAGGATTATAAAATGGCTCAAACTGACAGATTCTATATTGGAATGATTAATGAAGGGGCTGGATTAGATACTTCTTTAAAGCCGTTCGCAATTCCTGAAAACGCCTTTCAATCTCTTTCAAACGCGTATGTTTTTCGCGGAAGAGTTCGTAAGAGATTTGGATCTCGACTCATGAAAGGATCAACTGCTCCCACAACAGGATTTGAGCAATTACAATCTCGTTTACGTATTAATTTAGGAAAAACATCTGTATTAGGAGCTCTTTCGGGAACCGTTCCGGGAAATATTTATGGCATTGGGCAAGCATTTTCTGTTGGATCTGAAATTTATACAGTTCAGGCAGCCGGTGTTCCTGTAACGTTATTATCAACAGGAACGGGTGTTGCTACTTATAACACTACAACAGGTGATTATAATATTGTTGGCGCTCCTGCTATAACTGATGTTTATTTTTATCCTTCAGATCCAGTTATGGGTTTAATTACTTATCAAATTTTACCTATTAATGATGAGCAAATTATTGCTTTTGACACTCAATTTGCTTATCAATACATTTCTGCAACTGGTTGGGAACGATTAGGAACTGCACAATGGAGTGGCAGTAATGCAGATTATTTTTGGGGATATACTTGGCGCGGGATTACTGCCAATCAAAATTTTTTATTCGTAACAAATTATAATTATGGAACTTCTCTTACTAATTCAGATGTTATGAAATATTGGAATGGTTCTGCGTGGACAAACTTTAATCCTGGATTTACTAGTACAGTTGCAACCAATACTATTGTCACTGCACGTATTATTGTTCCTTTTAAGGATCGATTAGTTCTTCTTAATGTTGTTGAAAATACAGGAGCTGCTCCCGGAACCAATAATGTATATGTCAATAGATGTCGTTATTCTTGGAATGGCGATCCTACAAATGCGGCAGCTTTTTATGAAGATGTACCAGGAAACGGTGGTTATATTGATGCTCCAACTAAAGAAGCCATTATAACAGCACAATTTTTAAAAGATCGTCTTATTGTTTATTTTGAATCGAGTACATGGGAACTTGTTTATACAGGAAATCAAATTCTTCCTTTTGTTTGGCAACAAATTAATACTGAATTGGGCGCAGAGTCTACTTTTTCACAAGTTCCATTTGATAAAATGGTATTGGGTGTAGGAAATGTTGGTATTCATGCTTGTAACGGTACTAATGTTGAACGAATTGATAATAAAATTCCTGATTCTGTGTTTGAAATTCATAATGAAAACAATGGAATAAAGCGAGTTGCGGGAATTAGAGATTATTATGTAGAAATGGTATATTGGTCATTTCCTGGTTATGATAGAAATGACGATTATCCTTTTAACAATAGAATTCTTGTATATAACTATAAAACAGGTTCGTGGGCATTTAATGATGACTCCATAACATCTTTTGGTTATTATCAAGCTTCTTTTTATTCCGGACAAACATGGTCTTCTTTTGAAGGATCATGGGAAGAGGCAACTGGAGTTTGGCACGTAGGAACATTACAAGCAAAATTTAAAAGTGTTATAGCTGGAAATCAAGAAGGATACATTTTTATTTTGGATCCTGATGTTACACGTAATGCTCCAGCTCTTCAAGTATCAAATATGGCTGCTTCTGGTGCATTAATAACCGTTACTTGCATAAATCATAATCTTGAACCAGGGTTTGATGGCGATGGAGATTATATAGCTATTGAATCTGCTCAAGGAGTTGCCGGTATAAATGATAATATTTATCCCGTATATGAAGTTATAGATCCTAATACTTTTACTATTATTGAACCAAATTTTTCTGGTACTTATACAGGAGGCGGGGTTCTTACTCGCGTTTCAAATATTGAAATTGTTACCAAGCAATATAATTTCTATGCTCAACAAGGAAGAAATGCAGCCATTAATAAAGTTGATTTTCTTATTGATAAAACAAGCGATGGGGAAATAACAGTTGATTATTCAGTTTCTTCATCAAGTGAATCTATGTTAGATTTTGGAAATTTAAGTGGCTCCTTGTTGGGAACAGGTATCTTGGAAACATCTCCTTATGTTCTTATGCCGTTAGAGGATACTCAAGATAGAATTTGGCATCCGGTTTATCCTATGGCAGAAGGTGAATGTATTCAATTAAATATTCATATGAACGAAGAACAATTGACCGATTCTGCTATTGCGTGGTCTGCCTTTGTTATGCATGCCATGTTGTTTTATTCAACTCCAACAACTTCTCGTTTACAATAATTTAATTTTTATCTCTTTTTTATTTGAGCACGGAAGTAATATCCTATGCTCAAATAAAAAAGAGAAGTAATATACAACGTTAGGACTTTATATATTCAACAATTATATAACTTGTTGAATAGGAAGATCTATTCGTTCCTGTTGTAATTATTACATTTGTATTAGTAATTTCTAATTTTATATTTTCTGCGGCTATGGGACTAGCAAAAGGAAGTGGAATAAAGCTTGTTTGAGTATTATTAGTCGCTGCTCCATAAATACGCGTAAAAGAATAACCGGATGTGATATTTATACCATGAGCAATGCTTTTTGATGTTGTGTTAGGTAATGCTCCAAAATTAATTATTTTTCTAAATACTTGTCTTTGTATAGGGGATTTTGAGGTTGTTGAGTTTAAAATGGGATTAGGAAAGAAAATTTGTCCATTTAAAAATTCTTGTAAGCTGTAATATCCAGAATCTTTTATATTAAGCGCTAAAACTATATTGTTTATATTTTGATAAAGCCGTACCAATAGTTCTTTAAATTCAGGACTATTGACATCTATTGATTGTATTTGTTGCACATCCCAAACGCTTGTTGTGGGAACAAAAGCTCCTGGATTTGCTTGAGAATTATAAGAACCGGCCATAATCTTCCTTCTTCATTTTAATTTTTTTACGTTATCGTAGTAGAATGAATCATATAATAACATGTATCTGTAAATCAGGGAGAAAAACATGCCAATACCAGCAATTTTAGCCGCATTAGCTCCGTTAATTGGCTCTGCAGTTGCAGGATATGCGGGTTCTAAATTAGCAGGAACAGGAACTGGATCAAGTGCTATGCCATCATCAAATCAAAGAGGAGGCGTAGGAAGATTCTTTTTAGGAGATGAAGCGCAAACTATGCAATTTCCTAAATTTAATCCAGCACAAGAAAAAGCTTTTGCTCAAATTTTACAACAATCTTTAGGAGAAATAGGAAAAAATCCTATAGATTTTAATCCTATAGAACAAAAAGCTCGTATGGGATTTGCTCAAACAACAATTCCTTCTATTGCAGAGCGATTTACTGCTATGAATGGACAAAGATCTAGTGCATTTGGTCAACAATTAGGTGCTGCTGGTGCAAATCTTGAAACAGATTTAGGAGCTTTAAGATCACAATATGGTCTTCAAAGACAAGCTTTATTACAGAATCTTTTAGGGCTTGGATTAACACCTCAGTTTGAATCAGCATATTCTCCTAGAACTCAAGGATTTTTAGAAACAGGAGCACAAGGCGCAGCATCAACATTACCTTTATTGGCCATGTTAAAATATTTATAAGAGGATTGTATGCCACAAATAATAAGTAATCCATCTATGGGGGCTAGTATAGGACAAGCGCTTGGCACCGGTCTTGGCCAAGGGCTTCAAATGCTTGCTCAACATAAATTAACTCAAATGATTGGACAAAGAGAAGCTCAAAAAAATTCACAATTTTGGAGATCTGCTGGACTACCAGAAGGAATGGCTCAAGCTTTTGGTTCTGCTCCTGTTGAAATTCAAAAAGCTTTATTAGATAGACTTGAAGGGTTAGGTTTTGGAGTAGCACCCGAAGCGCAACCTCAAGGAATTGCTTTAGAATCGCTTGGACAATTACAACAAGAACAACCAGCGCAATATGAAGGCGAAGCTCAACCTGGGCAACCATTACAACATATGCTTTCTTTTTTAAGTACTCCTCAATTACAACAACAAAGAACAACTCCATCTCGATCTATGCTTGCACAACAACCAACAGCTCAACAGGCAACTGCAGAATTACCAACACAAGCTCCAGAAGTTAAACAAGCAGCTCAACCAGCTCTTATTCTTGGTCCTAATTCAGCTGAAAGAAGACATAGAGAAGTATTGGCTCAACAACGAGAATTGGCACAATATAAAGCAACTAAAGACGTTCGTCATGATATTGTTGAAAAAGCTAAAGCAGCTCGTCAAGACTTAAAAGATCTTGATCGCATGGAAGAACTTGGTAGAGATAATAGACTTTCTACTCCCGGCTACGTTGAATTTCTTAAACGATCAGGACTTGATATTCCAACTTTAACCAACCCAAGCACGGAAGAATTCTTGAAAATACAAGCAAACTTTTTAAGAAATGCAAAAGCTTATTTTGGATCTAGAATTAGTAATTATGAAGCCGAACAATTCTTAAAAACTATACCATCTTTAAGCCAAAGTCCTGAAGGAAGAAAGCGCGTTATTGCTAACTTGAAATATATTAGCCGTGCTGCCCTTGAGCACTATAATGCTCTAAAAGAAGTTATAGCTGAAAATAAAGGGCTTCCTCCAATGGATCTTGAAGAACAAATTTATGATAAAACCGAAAAGAAAATGGACGCTTTGGCAAAAAAATTTAGAGAAGATTTAGCAAAGCCTGTTCCTAAAGGACAAAATAAACTTATTACTGCTTTACAAGCAGGAGCTGGAAGCTTGGCTTCTGTTCCCGGACAATTACTTCATGGCGCTGGAAATGTATTAGCTGGAGCAGCAGGCGGAAAAGCAGCAGCGGCTCTTTTATAACTTATTTTGCTTTTGTGAATAATTTAACTATCAACAAAAGGAACCATAGTTGAAATAAAAACGATAAGCAGAAAACTGCTTTATGAGTTCCTTTGTCGCAAGTCCATGAACACGCAGGCATAATGCAATATAAACGTATACCAGCAAACCAATTATAAGTTGCTTTGATAACATTATAGATTGCTTTGATAACTATGATTAAAAATCGTGCAAGTGTTCTTAAAACAGGAATACTTGCATGTATTATTTTTTGTATAAAATTTTTCATGATTCCCCCATTAAACTAATTATTATGATTCGTATTTTGTATCGCGCTTCATTTGCTCTATAATGGCTCTTAAAATATAAGTGCTCATCGATATTCTACGCTCTACTGTTCTTTTTTTGACTTGCATATGCAATTCTTCATCAACTTTGATAGTAAATCGCTTTGTTAGTTTTTTTGAACTTTGTTCCATTTTTTTAGTCCCCATATTCCTTTCATAGATCCATTTTAAAACACTTGTAGCTAATTACATTATAACATAATTACACCATAAATCAACTTTATTTGCTTATACTTTTACATTGGCCTTACTCTAATAAGAGATTATTTTTCAATGCTTCTTTAAGGAGACTTTATGGCTACAAAAAAGCCGACAAATACATCGGCATATGGCTTTGACAATGCGCTTCAACGTATTGCTCAACCTCAAATTATTTCACAACGGGCACCAACAACTTCAGATTTTGCTGAACTTGGTACAATGTGGGTTAATGTTAATACAGATGCTTATTATGTATTAACAAGCGTTACTGGAGGAACTCCAACATGGACTCCTCAATCAGCTGGATCTGGAACTTTTGCAGCTGTTGATGTAACAGGTGCTGTAGGAACAACACTTACTGTTACTGCTGATACTTCTTTAGGTGGAAGCTTGGCTGTTGTTGGTGATACCGCTATGACAGGAGATTTAACTGTTGGCGGAGATTTTGTTGCTAATGGAGATTTTGATATTTCAGGTGCTAGCGCATTTTCATTTACTTCAACGGCAAATGCCCCACAAGCACTTTATTTGCATGCTAATGGTGGTGCTGCAGAAACTATTGAAGTAACATCTACACAGGGTACAGGAGCTGCTGCAATTGCT